AGGGGTCATTGCGCCTCTCCCGATCAGGCGAAAGTGAAGTCACGTTCGCGGAACTGGTGGCCGAACCAGCGCGGGGCAGGGTTGCTGCCGGTGAGGTCAGCGAACAACGCATATTCCGCGTTGCCGTTCGCGTCGAAGCGAAAGCAACGGTCGGAAGGCTTGCGCTCATCCGTTCCGTTGTCCTCGATGAACACGCCGTTGGCGAGGGTGGAAAACTTAACGAGCATAGCAGCCTCCTCTCGGTTGGGGCGGAATTGCCCGCTGCATGAGAAGATAACTACCCGAGGAATAATCGGGAGTCAAGTGTATAATTCCCCTTCCAGCCGCTTCACCTTCTCTTTCAGTGCCGCTATCTCTGCGTCACGTTCGGCCAAAGCCTCGCGGATTGGTTTGGCTCCGTTCCAGTCTCCCGGTTCTCCCTTTGCCCCGGTCGCGGCTTGGTAGCATTCGCAGACCGTCGCTTTCTGCGCCTTGGCTTCCATTGACCAAGACTGCGCCTGCAACTTGAGTGCCGCTATCTCTGCGTCCGTGGCTGTGAGGGCGTCTAGAAGCGCAATCGCTGTCTGTGGGTTGAATGCGGCGATGAATGCAGCGTCTGGCGCGTTGGCGTCGGCAACCTTTTCCTGCCCGCCGATTACGTCTGGCTCGCCACAGCATTCTTGATAACCACGTCCGCAGCAAAGTCCGCAGCAAACCTGTTCGCGGGTATCAATCCAGACAACACCATCAGTCGCCTCCCACGGCCCCGGCGTCGCGGCCTCTGCCAGCTTCCTCAGTTCTGCGGTGTCAGTCATCATAAGCCTCATCGAGTTGTTTAACTTTCGTCGTGAACCTCTGTCCCATGGGACGGCTAGGCCATTTGGATTTGGGCTTGGGAAGGAAATGCTTCTTTTGAAGCCGCTTGATTTTCGCCCGTTCCGCTGCCTCTGCCTTCGTCTTTTCCTTGTGCTGCTTGTGGGCAAGAGGCTGTAGGTTGCTTTCCCGGTGTTCTCCGCCCTTCCAGAGAGGCTTTATGTGGTCGAAGTGAAAGCCGCCTGGAATAAGCCGTTCGCCCGTCACCGCGTCCTTGCCATTGAACCGCAGATAAATGCGAAGCTGGACTTCCTCCGGAATCTTGGCGTCAGGGCTTGAGCCGATCCACTCTTGGACGGCACGGCCTGTCAGGTTTCCGGAGGCGGCAATCTTCATGCAGCCGGTCTCCTGTCGGATCCGGCGTTCTTCATTTCCGAACGCTGTTGCTTGAGACGTTCGACGGTTTCCATGTCGTAGGCCGATGGCAACAGAGTTGCCTCAAATCCTCTCCAGGTGAACTTGTTTGAACCGCGAAGGTGTTTGCGGACGTATGTCTCAACGTCCGGGTCTTTTCGGTCTTGGCGCCAATGGTCCGAGACCCAATTCATGAGGGCTGATCGCTTGTCCCGTCCGTCAGGCACGTCCCGCAATCTGAACAGTTCCTTGATGCCAGTGGGATCCGTGGCAAATCGAACCGAGGGACATTTTTCCACGCCAAGAGAAACCGCCCATTCGTAGCGATGGCGTAGCGCGACACCGTTCATCATCAGCAAGGTATTGCTGATACCCGCGTCGTTTATTTGTGCACTTGGAATTTCCTTGCCGCTTCGCCCTTGCCAGATTTTTCGGTTTTCAGCCTCAACCCATTTACCCCCGAGAAAAGACACAACACTTCGTGCTGTCACCATTTTGCCGCCGTGTCGCTTGTCGGCGCAGGCAAAACTCAACAGGCCCATATAAGGGCTGATGGCACAAGGAAGCCCGCGCACCTGCTTGGGCGAAATCGGCGTGAAATGGCTCAGGAAAAGGCTGTACCAGTCGTGCTCCTCTCCCTGCTTTACAAGCGAAAGTTCAAATGGCCAGACGGCTTTCGGCGTTGTATCTGGAAACACAAACCAGTCTGGCCCCGACTCCGGATACAAAAGAACGGGGTCAATATTCTTGAAAACCGAAATGTTGGGGGGGGCAAGCAAATCAGTTCTGGTTTGCATTTTCCCATCGTATGGCGGGTACGCAAGGATTTGCTCAATAACTTCCATTGTCCTGATACGCATTCTCGCGGCTGTTGCCTCAGTCCCCGTGACAATCGTCGCCATTATGCTGCCTTTCCTAGTTCTGCAGGATCCGCGCCGATCAGCTTGCCGATCTCGGAAAGCACTGCATCCTTCGATTTCTGAAACTCAGCCTTGCCCATGGCCTTCACCGACTGAGAGCGGGCTGTGTAGACCGTCACGACATTTCCGGAGACGGTGCAGATGCGATAACCGTCCATCTTCGCAAGGGTGTTCGATGCCAGGATGGCTTCGAGGTCATTGGCGCACACAATCTTCGCCACGTCGCAGAAGCCCGCCTTGATGAGGCAGTGTTTCCGCAACGCATCAGGGTTCGGGAGCTCCGCGGCAATCGTCTCCGGGAGGTTCTCGAAAGCCTCATTCACAAGCGCGAAAAAGTGACGGTGCGAGGCTCCGCTGCGCTCGTGGATAACCTCCCATTTGAGCGTCTCGCCAATGACGAGTTCAGCGTCGAGCCTCTTGGCAAACGCCTTCGGCGCCCGGAACTCGCCCTCGCCATGGTATGTGAGAGGGACTGGGTTCATGCCGCCCTCGCCAGGTTGCGAAGCTGCAGTTCCTTGTCCTTGAGTTCGTCAAGGAAGGTCTCAATCTCGCGCTCCATTTCGGCGATGGCGTCCTTGTCCCGGTGAACACGCTTCACGAACAGTTGCAGCTCGTCGGGCAAGCGCGGGTCAAACGAGACGAAATCGCAGAACGTCCGGCCCGTGCAGGCCATCTGCGCCATCATCTGCGTGACGTATTTTCCCGGAACGGTCTGCGAGAGCAGATAGTCGACGTGGGTTGCCGTGTTGGGCACTTTGATCTCCACGAGCCCCACGTCGCCTACAAGGCCGTCAGGAGAGGCCCCGAAGCCGCTGATGACCGGGTGCAGTACAAAGCCCGTCTCCTGCACCGAGACGCCCTGAATGAAGGCGTAGGCGGCGCGGGCCTGTGGCTCCAGCTCCGTGCCGCGCTGCATTTCGGCGGAGGTGAAACGGTCTGCCGGCTCACCTGTCAGGCGCTCGCACAGCAGTTCCGCGAGGTAGTTGGCCCGGCTGGCGCCGTAGCCTGATTTTGTCTTTGCAAGCACATCGGCCACACGGGAGGCGGTGACCTTGCCCAAGCGGGCGGCGTACCATTCAGGAGAACGTTGCTCCATCAGGCGGCATCCTTCTTCATCTTGGCGAGTTTCTTGACGAGGACGGCCTTGGCCTTCGCGTACTGGGCCAGCGTCATGTCCTCCATGGCCTGAGCGCCCACGTAGGCGAGCATGTCGGCTTCCTTGTCTTTGGTCTCCTCGAGCATGTCGCGGAGTTCCTGGAACTGGTCGGCGGTGATGGTCATCGCCAGTTCGGGAGCGCCGGCGGCCGTCTTGGCGTCGTCATCGGTCGAGGCCGAGACGCCGAGCGCCAGCTTGAGCGTGTACCGCTGAAGGTAGGTGGTGGCGCTGCCGATGGCCTGCACCGAGTTCTTGGCCCCGCTGGTGTCGGGAGCGCACTGGAGGGTGGTTTCCTCCTTGTGGCCCTGAGAATGCGAGACGATGCACGTCACCGATATCTGGCCGTTCTCCACCTTGGATGAATAGCGGTAGCTGAGGCCGAAGCGATGCAGGACCGGATCAATGGCGGCGGAAAGGGCATCCAGCGTCTCGTAGGCGTAGGACGTGCGCCCGCCCGTTTTGGTTTCGAAGTCGGCCTTCTTGTTCTTGAGAACGCGGGGCAGTTCGGCCTTGGCCTCAGCCATGGCGGTGTCGAAGGCCCGCTTCGCCTGGTTCGCTTCCCACCGCTCCTGCAGGGCCAGCAGCTTCTCCAGTGCTTCCGGGGAAGCGCCAGAGGCCAGAGCCTTGTCGATCATGTCCATGGGGGTGACGGCGGCGGGAAGGGTCTGCGCGGCCGGAATGATTTCGGTGGTCATGTTCAAGCCTCGTTGCTCTGGAAGATGTCAGCGGAAGCGCGTCCGCTATCAGGGTATGGTGTAACAATGGGGGTGAGGGTGTAGCCGAGCTTGCGGGCGGCATCTGAGAAGTTCTGCAAGAACCTTTCGGAGTGCCAAAGGCGCACGTTCCATGTTTCTTCGCCAATCGCCAGAACGGACAGGTAATTTCCGCTGATATTCCAAAGCGTGAGTGCGTCTTGTGCTTCTGATGATGTGATACCACGGGTCATTTCGTCAGTTCCTTTGCGGTGGTGAGAGCGGCGCGGGTCATTTGCAGGGCTTCCCAACCCCATTCGTGCGAGGGGGAGTTCAGTTCGGATTGAAGCGCCTGACGCTGCAACGCCTCCAAAGCCTCAGTCATCACACGTACTGCTTCTGTGAGAGAGGCAATGCGGTCTGCTGGCGGGGGCGCTTCATCATCCGTAATACAGCGCCCGCAAACAGTGTGAGTTTCTTCGTACGTAACCTCAAATGAGGGAACGCCGCGCTGGCAGTGTGCGCAATACCATCCATCAACCTTGCCCATCTGCCTTCTCCATGCGTTCAGCGGGGACAGCGGCGTCCACCATTTCAATGAACTTGGATTTTTGAGCGTCCCTCGCAGCGTCCCAC